GACGCTTACCAAGTCTTGCAGTTTCTGATGCACCGTACGGCCAACGGCGCCAGAAATCAAGCCATTTGTGTCAGCTTGTTTGAAACCAATAAGTGCGTCGCCAAGCGTGGCGTCCGACTGGTTGGCCAGCCGCGTTGTCAGCACGGTAAAGTCGTTTGCGCCTGGGATGTTGTCCCAAGAGCCAATTTGCACAGCTAGCGAAGTTTGCAAAACAAACTTGTAGCTGCTACCAGTTGTCAGCCAAATTGAAGATGGTGGGCGGCCAGCAGAATCCAAAACGATGGGGTTGCTGTTGGCAGTAGCGCCCGTGGAAGACGTGTAGGTTGCGGCGGGCGTTGTCGTGCCAGCAGCGTAGGTGTACAGCAGGCCACCAGACAAAGGCACGCCACTGTTGGTAAAGAACTGCGCACCAGCGCCAGCGAAAAGGGAGATATTGACTGTCATTGTTTATTCCTCAATGCAATGATACTGGTTACTTGGGCGGTTGAGAAGATTTTAAGGCTTCTACTTCAGCAGATAGTTCTTGAATTGCTTTGACTAACACTGCAATGTAGGATGGGTAGTGAACCACGTCAAACCCTTTCTCATCGCCAGCAATCAGGTTTGGTTCGTGATAAACAAGAGAGCTTCCCTTGGGTATCAATTTTTCCACATCGGACGTTAAAAAGCCATAGCCAAATTGTTCTTTTGGGTCATGGATCAAACGATACTTTTTAGGGATCAAACCTTTAACAAACGCCAAGCCAAGATCGCTGTCTTGAATGTCTTTTTTCAATCGTGGATCAGATGGGCTAGATGTTTGAACAGTCAGTGTGACTGTGTTGCCTGAACCTGAAGTGCCAACATAAGCGCCTGCAATACCAGTAGAGCCAGAGCCAAGAATATTTATGCCTGACCCTGAAGCGTTTGCTGTGCCTGAGTTTGTTGGAAAAATCCGCGCCCATCCAGAATCTGCAACGCCGCCAAGGTAACTTGCATACGTTGCGTTTGTTGCGTTTGTTGCAAACGCAACCGATCCGCTTGAAGTTACAAATCCACTTGGGTTGGTATCAGAATATGGGGTAAACCCTAATGCCGTAGTGACATTGCTACTACTGATAGATGACCAAGTTTGATCACCACGCAAAAACGTTGTTGAGGTCGCCGACCCTGAAGCAAGGCGGGCGGTGCTTATAGTTCCAGATGTAATATCACTAGCAGCCACAGATAGTGTGCCGCCAAGAGTCAAATTGCCTGAAGTTGTGACCGTGCCAGACAAACTGATGCCAGATACAGTGCCTGTGCCGCTGACGCTTGTTACAGTTCCAGAACCAGATGTCGCCCAGGACAAGACGCCTGACCCGTTAGTTTGGAGCACTTGGTTAGACGAGCCGTCGGCTGATGGCAACGTATACGTTGTTGAGCCTGCCGCCGCAGCTGGCGCAAGACCCACGTACCCAGAAGACGAGCCAGACAGTCTTAACGTTCCTTTGACGTCTAGTGCAGAGCCAGGCGACGTTGTACCTATACCGACGTTGCCGGCAATATAGTAAATGTTAGCGCCCGAGGTCACCCACTGACTAGATGTAATTGTTGACCAACTAGGGGCGCTTGCGCCGTTGGACACTAAGGCTTGGCCTGCTGTACCGACAGCGCTGTAAGCTATTGCTGTGCCTGTGCCATAAGCCACCGTGCCAGCCGTAGGCGTAGCGTTAGTGTTTGTGCCGCCCCGTGCAATAGGAAAAATGCCTGAGATAACTTGAGAAGTGTCAATGGCAATAGACGTGTTGGCCGCAGTTGTCAGTTGGCCTTGAGCGTTGACTGTGTAGTTGGGCACAACAGACGCAGAGCCGTAGGAGCCTGCTGTCACGCCAGTGTTGGTGATTGCAAGCGCGACAGAGCCTGCGCCATTGGTAACGGTCAAGCCAGTGCCTTGCGTCAGATTGGCCGGCGTATAAGTTGCGCCATTGCCAATTGGCAGTTGGCCATTGGTAGGCACAACGCCTGTACCCGTGCCGCCGTTCTCAGGCAAGATAACCCCGCGATTCTCACCGCCAACAATTGTGTAAACGTTGTTGAGAAAGCGAAACCACTCACGCGAAATCAAACCTGTCTTTTCATCGACAATGTTAACGCGAGGCGCGGGGATCTGGGTAATGTTAGGCATTGGTCGGGCTTATTAAAAGTTCAGCACCAACGATAGAAATCTTCACAGGGTCTGTGCCCGAAAGCTCATAAACCCTGTCGCGCAGTTTTAGAGTCATGCCCAAGCGGCGCCAAAACACGCGGTGGCCATACCGGCCAATGGCGCCCATAGACGACCAGTGTTCGTTTGACCATGTGTGGCCGCCATCGTCTGACCAGCGCAACATGACCTGTGGGTCACTGCCTTGACCCGTAGACAAACCAACGCCTGTCTCACAATCAAGTTGCAAGCTGTGATGCGCAGTGCGTTTGAGGTTGTTTTGCCCTGTTGGCAACGCGCGCCAAGACCTGAGCCACTTTTGAGCCGCGCTGTTGTCAGCGTAGGTTTCTAAATCAAAAGTGTAAATGTTGCCGTTTTCAAAATCGCCAATAACTATGTTGCCTTGAAAGTTGCACTGGCAGTTAGAACGGTGTCGTGTAAACTCACCATTGGTCAGCCCAGCGCGCTCATGCCACGCCTGTGTAGCTGCGTCATAGACCCAAGTAGCGTTAGCGCTTGGGAATGTCAGCACGTAAAACGTGTGGCCTTCTTGCTGATATGTATAGGCAAGGGCGTCTGAGATCACGCCGTACTGGGCAATGGCATATTCCACCGCATGAGTAGAAACCCTAACACCGTTGTAACCGTTGGCACGGTAAACAATACCTTGGCCACGGGCGTCTTGGCCAAGCCAAAACAAACTGTTATCCAGTTTTGCAACTGAATAGGGCGCTGCGCACCCGATTTCATTGAACGCGCCTTGGATGCGTACCAAAGGAAAATCTGCACCGCCAGCGTCGTACCAGACCTCAACTGAGTCAGACCCAAAAAGCCAAGCCTCGCGGTGGTCAACATTGACGGCCACCAAACCGTCTGGCGAGCCTTCAGCGCTTGCAAAATCAAGCGGGTCTACCGATGTACCGTCCAAGAGCGAAGTTACCCATACGCGCTGGCTATTAGGTTCGTTAAACACAAAGTAGCCATCTAAGTATCCTACCGTCACGGCGCCTGGGAAGTCTGGGTCTGTAATGGGCGCAAAGACGTGTGTCTGTTCGTTGTAAATGTAGCTTGGGCCATTGCAGGCAAAAAAGATTTGCGTGCCGTTGTCAGCAATTGAGACAGGCCCAGTGCCTGAGACTTGGCCAATCATTGTTGGCGTCCCATTAAGGTCAAACACGCGGTAGACCTCCATGCCAGAGACAACATAAAAGTTGTTGTTACTTGCTTGGTGCGACCACAGTGCGCGGATGGGGCCAGAGCCGATGGTCTGCAAAAACTTTAGGCCAGGCGCGCGGTTAAGAAAGCCTGGCTCCTTGCCGCCCTCGGGAATGACCTCGGGAAACAAATTGATCATGCGGTTGTCGGCAGCGTTGATGCTGCGGGCAACGTAACTTGAGCCAAGGATTGGCGTCTTCATCAGTAGTTACCGGCGTAGATGTTAAAGCGTTGGCGGTTGGCCACTAATGCGTACGGCAGTGCCATCACGTCATCTGGGTTGTTGATGCGTTTTAAGTCACGCTTAGAAGTCATGGCAATGCGCTGCACCTGTGGGCTTGGCTCAACGCCAAACTCGGGGGCAAACTCCATGGCCAAGTTGTACGTGAAAGCGCGCAGATAACCAGGCGGGTAGTACAGCACCGTTGACAAAGTTGCAGGTTTGTCAAGCTCTTCCACCGACACAAAGTGCCATTCCAAATCCTGTGTGGGACGAGGATAGACGTACATCTCAATGTCAGGAAACGTCATGTTGACCCACATGACTTGTGGGAACGTAGACGTTACAGTCTTAACAGCAATACCGTTGTACTGCTGTTGATTGATAAATTTGATGCCATACGACACGCCACTAGGCGCTTTGAAGTATGTAGCATCATCAAGCAAAACGGGGCGATTGCCTACAAAGTCACCTGTAGGGCCAAGGGTTCGGCTAAGAACGCTAGACGGCCATGTAAAGACCTGATCTTGCGTAGAAAAGACAGACAAACGTTCTGTGTTCCAGCTGTCAATCATCTGGTTTAGCGCCATTAAGGCGTCTTGAGAAACCGATGCAGATGACGTCTCACCTTCGGCTAACACACCCAACAAACGAAGGGAGCGATTTATTTGATCGCCTGCGGTGTACGTTGTCATGTTTAAACCTCTTCAGTGGTCACTTTTCTACGGCGTTTAACTTCCAGCACGTTCACGGGAGCCGCTTCAGGTTCAGAAGGCGTGTCTGGATTATAACGAATCCAGCCATTTTTTTCATCCATTTCCATCTCAAGTTCCATTGTGGCGACTTTAGCGCCGTGAACTGGATGTACGAGTGTAATGTTCATAATAGAAAGGGGGTGATTAGCCCCCTTTTGGTTAGGCTGCGCCGTGAATAGTGCAGAAATTGATAATGACAGCTTCAGAGTATGAAGTTGCCGCAGTCAAATTTCGCAACGTAATCAAAGCAGAGCCAGCCGCTAAGTACGAAACGTAAGTGGTGTAAGCACCGGCAGCGCTACCAGTGGTATTGCTAGAAACATTCACAATGATTGTGTCGTTAATAGAAATCGTATTGTTAGTTAAAACAAACGAAACCGCTGCGCCAGCTGCCAAAGCCGCATCGTGCATTGTAATACGGCCAGCAGACTTGTTTAAAGTCACACCAGTCGATTTACTTGTCAATTGCGTCACAGCGCCTTGTGCTGCTGCACTGTAGCCAATTTCGGTAGTAGCGTAAACGGTAGTTCCAACAACTGTAGATGGTGTTGTTGAACCGATTGCGCTGCTATCAATTACCGCGCCACTTACGGTAGTGCCCGCAGTTAGTTCAGGGTCGCTAAAAGCAACGCCAACAGGTTTTGTATTTGCCATGATTTTTCCTTAAAAAACGGGGCCGAAGCCCCATCATTTTCTTAGGCTGTTTTGTAAACAGTGTAAGTAGCATCGCCAGTTTTACGGAATGTAAACTGAGCGCTAGAGGTAATAGCCACGGCCACGAAAGCGTTGCCGCCATCGGTGAGGCCAGTAGCTGTTGCCAAAGTCACAGTACCAGAAGAAGTACCAGTGTTGATGATGTTCAGCGTAAATGTGCTACCAACTTTTGCGCTGGTCACAATCGCGTCAATAGATGCGGCTGTGGGCAAAGTGTAAGTAGCAGCAGATGTGCTGGGGTTAGCAACCAACCAACCACCGGTCACTTGAGCAGCTGTCAAAGTTGCTGTAGATGTGGCAGTTTGGGGGGCGGCTGCATAGCCCATCGTGAGTTCAGACAGATTGCCGTCACCAAGTTGGTAACCGCCTGCGCCATTAGGTAAAGCCATGATAATTTCCTTTCAAAGATGTAACGAATCAACCCCAGAGGCGGCAAGCCATCTGTGGACGAATAGTGTTGTAGCCATACAAAACGTCAATACGGCAAGGCATACGGTCGTTGTTGATGTCGTACTGGCGAACCACACGCAAGGAAATACCATTGTGAACGGCACGAGCAGCCATGTCGACGCCTTGGGGCAACAACAAGTCAGCAGTGGCGAACGTGATAGCGTCCTTATGGTAGACCAAGTTTTGAGCGTACTGAGTGTTAGCAGCACCAACGAACACAACAGCAGCGCCAGAGGCGGGGAAGCTGTCCACAGTTGCCAAGGCATTTGCAGAAGTGTAGATAGGAGCAACAGTGATGTTGCCTTCGCCGCTTGAACCCAAAGTCACGTTTGCAGTAGCAACGAACTGGAACAAGGAACCTGTTGACTCACGGGTTTGTGGGTTAACAGAGTAGCAACCAGCAACAGTGAACACGTCACCGATCTTGACAGTGCCTGCGTTACCGCCGCCAGTGATAGCGATGGTTGTAGCGCCTTGTGAAGATACAGAAGCAGACAAAGTAGCACCAGTAGCGCCACGTGTACCAGTTGTGAACTGCTTGATAGACTGAGACATGTTGATCTCGTCAAAGCCCAACACGCCAGTGCCCATCATGCCGTTCTTGAACTGCTTGCTGATAGTGTCTGTAGGATTGAACAGACCCTTCATGCCTTCAACCAAGCCAGCGTTAGCGGCAGGGTTAACAGTTGCGTAACGGGGGGACATTACAGCTGCGTTTTCGTTCAGTTTTTGTTGCGCTTGCAACAGAACCAAAGAAGTGGCGGGCGTAGTGCCAGGCGTGCCAACGGTGTTACCAATGTTCAGGTAAGCATTAGCCACATCAGCGTCAATGGAAGATGCCAACTGGCTGATACGAGGCTTCAACACACGCTCTGCGAAGTCGTCCAATTGCATGGTCAATTCAGCAGATGTGAAGTTAACACCAATGTGCTTTTGTGAAGCAACAGTCAGTGTGGTGAACTGTTCGTTGTCGTCTTGAACTTGCAAGGCGGCGCCGTCAGTAACCAAAGCACGATCAGGTAAACGAATACGCAGTGTAGAGCCGATCTTTGCGCCTTCAACAGCAAAAGAGTCGTCATACTGGCGGTTTACGTTACGTGTGATAACAAGGTTGTTTTCCAAGATCTCCAACGCTTTGCGTGTGATCATGTCAATCGTCAGAATACTATTAGACATATTAGTCCTTTCAAAAAATTAGCGGTTGCGTTGCGCTTCGTACTTTTTCATCTGGCGAGCGCGTTCAGCTTCGATCCACTGCGAGGTTGTCATGGACTTGATTGACCGTGGGTCAGTCGTGTCATGGCTCGGTGCACCTGTTGAACGTGCTGTTACCGGACTAATCGGTGCTGGCGCGTTTGAAGTTTTTTTGACCGGAGGATCAGAAGCCAATCTGGCTTCAATCTTTCCAATCTCTTTTGCCTGCATGAAAGGCGATAAACGGGAGATTCGAGCTGCTTCTTTGACATTAGATCCTAAGTAGTAAGCTACCTCGGGGCCAACGTCAGACTCATAAATCGCTTCAGCCATTACCTCGGTGATGGGCACGTTAGGGTTACGGGCTACCTGATCGTAGTCGTCGTATTTGTCCCTGACTTTCTCTTCACTGTCGGCATAAGCCTCCATGATCTCAGCTTGTTGCTTTGCGGCATCACGTTGGGCGACAAGTTCTTGGGCTTTCTGAAGGGCCAATGCTTGCGCATAGTCTTCAGGGCTTGTAAAACTGTCAGCACTCGGTGCTTCCGCTGGCATAGACCTCAAAGTTTGCGTCTCCGCAGCCTTTGTGGCCTGATCTCTTTCCCATTTGCGCTGTTCTCTTGCGAGGCGCTTACCGATCATTGCATCGATTTCAGCTTGCGTATAAGTTTTTTCCGCTGGCTGGTCTGTCTGCTCTGTCGATACTTCCGGCGTATTAACTTCGGGTTCAGGGGCAGCCGTTGCTTCCTGTTCCGGCGCGGGTACTTCCGCTAAGATTTCATTGTCCATTTTGAATCCTGAGATTCCCTGGTCTACTGGGCCAGTACAGTTTTAGGCATTCAGTGCAGCAACCTTATCTTGGAACGCCTTAATACGGGCGTCAAGGGCTGCTCGGTCTGCTACAAGTGTAGCAGCTGCTTGTGTTTGTTGTTCGGCTTGCGTGGCCAAAGAAGTGGCTTGGGCTGTCAAACGTTTGGCCTCGGCATCCAATGCGGCTTGTTGGGCAGCGCTTGCTGTATCAAAATCTGCTTGTTCCTTGGCCAGTTCAGCTGCGGCGGCGGCAGTTTCTGCGGCTTGTGCTTTGGCCGCATCAGACGCTGTTTTAGCGTCGGCCATGATGGCTGCGGCGTCTGTGCGGGCTTTGGCCAGCTCGGCTGTAGCGGCGGTGCGGTCAGCAATAGCGTCTTGGGCGGCGGTTAGCGCGCCTTGGCGTATGGCCAATTCGTCGCGCAGGGCAGCCATGGTCGCCAAGTCAACGGGCAACTGTTTGGTGAAATACTCAACGTAATTCAATGCGGGGGTGTCGTTAGAGACTTGCATTTTGACCTCTTAAGAATAATAAGTAACGTTGAGTTTGGCACTTGCAGCTTGCTCGATAAACTGGATCTGCGACAAGTCGCCATCGTACTGCAAAGTCACGCCAGCTGCCAAGGGCATGCCAACAGAAGCTGTGGGGGCCGTACCGTCATCGCGCCAGCGCACGCCTTGCGTTTCAGGCGTAATAATAGCGATTCGGGGCGTGCCCACCAGGCCATTCAAGTCACGCTGGGGCACGGTTAATCTGGTGGCAGAGCTTAGACTTGTGATCTGCTGGTAGCCCATTACCGAGGTAATTGCTTTAAGGTTAATCGCCATTAGAATCTCCTTCTCTCGGTAAATGACCGAAGTTTAATCAATAATTCGTCTAAGTATGCCTGAATGGCTTCAAAAAATCCACCACTAAAGAACGCACCACCAAAAAACGGGCCTTCAATCATACAATTAGCCCCAAGGCAAAGGTGCGGGTTGGGGTGTAGGAACAGCGGCTTGTGCAATCAGGAAATCAACTTCTGTTTCCATATTGGTAACGCGTTCAGGGCCAAGTGCCGCTTGTGTCCACTCCAACGCTTGCGCTTGGGTAATTTGGTCAAACGGCGTAAAGTTATCGGGGTTTGCAGGTAGCAAATTGACCGAATAGTTGACCTGTTGACCATCCTTTGCAATGGTGAAATTGCTCATCACCACAGTTTGCGGTTCAGGGCTGTTCATCACTTGCAGACTGTTAATTGTCCAGTTGTACATTTTGTTCCTTTTGCACTTGCTGAGTAATGTTTTGCAATACTAACCACGCGCCTGTTTTTGTAGGTTGTTCGCCTAACAAGCTCATCAGGTATTGGACTTCATCGTTGCTTAGTTCGAGTGTCATACGTCTGTTGCTCCTGCGTACTTAGTTAAAGTTTTTAAAACCCCATAAATAGCGGGAATTAAATCGCCTTGCAGGTCTTCAACATTGATGTATTGAGCATCTTGTTGAATAGAAGGCCATCCTGATTTTCTTGCTTCTTCAGTAGCATGAATTTCAATCTGCACATGGATTTGGTCTTTAGTACCAAAGAAGTTAGTGATACGGGCATAAGCCTGAGTTTCAGACTGTCCGTTTGTGTTGTTGATTGCTGTTATCTTGAGTGCCATGTTAGTCCTTAAAAAGTTACTTCTGTTGTTTCCAATTTTGCCACGCACCTTATGGTGGTTGCGGCTTGACCAGTAAATGTTATTGCTAATCCACCATTGGTAGTGTCAGCAGTTGCAGTTATAGCCCATGTAGAAGCCCCTGCATCTGCGTATGACGATGTAACTGTCGCAGTACCAACTATTGCAGTAGATGCCGCATTTGCACCACGTTTAATAGCACCTTCAATTGCCCAAGCCTTTGTGTTTCCACCACCTGTTACGTTAGCAATGACAGAGCCTTTGAAATAGTAAGCAGAGTTGTTGGGTAGGATTATTTGGTTTGTTGTGGATGCGGCTGATGAGTTGCTTGTTAAAACTGTTGCGGTTGCATCTGTAGTTTGGCGGGCAAGAATAAGTAATGCGGCTTGGTTTGTAAACGCAGTGCCTAGTGGGGCATTGGAAGCGTTAAAAACAGTATTACCAGCAATACCTCGTGCAGTTCCATACGCACCACCTAGCGTTGAAGAATAATCGCCATTTGCAATGCCCCCAATGCCTAAACAAACAGCACCTGCGCCTGTTGAATTATTAGCCCAACCGCCCCCAATAAAGGCTCCGGGGCCGCTTGCTGTTTGAACTCCATAAGCGCCACCACCACAAATAACTGAATTTTCACCACTTGCTGTATTTCCGTTTGTTGTACCGCCTCCACCAACAAATGCGCCTATGCCAGAGGCTACATTTCTTTGTCCCCCTGCTACAACTGACCAAGCACCACTAGCCACATTACGATTAGCCGAACTGCCAGCATCACCTCCGCCCCCGATGAAACTGTAACTTCCAGTTGCCTGATTGTTACCACCTCCTACTACTACTCCATGAGGGGTGTAAAAGGATAGGGTTGATGTTGATGAACCGCTTGCTACCTTAGAAAGCGTGAGGGATGTGCCACTGATAGCGGATACATAGGTTTCGTCAGCAATGCTAGTACCAGAAATCCATTGACCAACTTTGATGTTTGCGTTACTTCCACTTAGGGTCACGGCTGTCGTGCCGTTCATCGTAGCGGATTGGGTTGTTACAGCAGAACCAGATGTTCCTGAGTTTGTAAATCCTGCTCCAATAAAGTTATGGTAACCTGCGGCAGTATTTGTTGAGCCGCCAACGACAACAGATGGGTAGCCACTAACAGTATGCAATTGACCGCCGCCAAGGAACGCATAAGAGCCTGATGAAGTGTTGCTATTCCCACCAACAACAATAGAGCCAAAACCAGAAGATGTGTTGTTATATCCACCAGAAGAAACAACATAAAACCCAGTTGCTTTATTAAGTGCTCCACCACTAAGTGTTGCATTAGTACCGCTTGCAACTTGGTTTGCCGCACTCCGACTTGTCTGCCAATCCACCGCATTAGCACCCCTAGCATTACCACCAGTAGCAGTAGAGTCTGTCTGTTGGGCTTGGAGTGCGCCTGTTCCTTTTGGTTGGATAGCCAAAGAAATATTAGTATCTGAGCCTTGTGCTTGATATGAAACAGCATTACCAGAAGAAGAAGCACCAATTTGAGCGTAATTTACAGGGTTTGATTGAGCCGCATAAAACTGACCAAAAATACTTGAGCCGTTATATCCATAAAACCTATGACCACCAAAACCTTTTGAGTAATACCAAAGACCTGTATTTGCATCACTTCCTTGTGCAGAAATAATAGGGCTGTTACCAGTAGCCGCCCCCGTTACTTGTACATAGTTAACAGCAGAGGCTGTGTGGGTGACTGCCGCTTGTGTAGTACCACCACCATTAGTTCTAACAAAGATAGTGCCTGTACCATTTGAACCAAGCGAAAGATTTGCGTTTGTACTACCTTGAGCAACAATGTAGGGGGTAGTTCCACCACTCAACTGAACAAAACCAGTGCCTGATGAATCAGCAACACGCACCATTTCACCATTGCCTGTGTTGAATTTATGGCTACCAGTACCCTTGGTAGTCAGGTTCAGGTCTATGTTTGTGTCTGAGCCAGCAACAGAATGAATAGGGCCAGAGCCTGTAGCAGACCCTGTTAGTTGATGGTAATTGACTGCTGATGCGGTGTG